GGACATTGAAGACTTTAATAACTTGTATACAAACACATTAAAATTTGATTAGGAGAATACATGGAAAAGAAATGGTTAGACAGGGGTGCCTGTCCTGAGTGTGGATCTAGTGATGCTAATGTCTCACACATGGAAGGTTACAGTCATTGTTTTTCTTGCAACACACATTTTGGAGAGGATATGCAAACAGAAAAAATAATACCAATCAAAACAGAAAATACTATACGAACCACTGGTTCTGTAGGTGCTTTGACAGAGAGAAATATAGTTAAAGAAACAGCACAGAAATATAATACACATGTCAAGGTGAATGGTAACATGAATACCCATCACATCTATAAGTATTTTGATAGTGGTGGTAACAATATAGGTAATAAAATTAGAGATGTTGCTACCAAAAACATGTGGGTAGAAGGTAATATATCTGATGCAGGTTTGTTTGGTCAGAATATCTTTGCACCTAATGGTAAATACATTACCATAACTGAAGGTGAGGTAGATGCTATGTCTGCCTATGAACTACTAGGTAGTAAGTGGGCATGTGTATCTGTTAAGACAGGTGCTCAGAGTGCCTTACGTGATTGTAAGAAAGCGTTTGAGTATCTAGATTCCTTTCAGAATATTGTCATATCATTTGATATGGATAAACAAGGTAGAGAAGCTAGTGAGAAAGTAGCTCAGTTGTTTAGTCCAAATAAATGTAAGATCATGCATATGGAATTTAAAGATGCTAACGAATATCTAAAGATGGGTAAGCGTGAGAAGTTCTCTCAAACATGGTGGAACTCTCAGCCTTATACACCTGCAGGTATTCTCAATCTAAAAGATTTAGGTGAGAGTTTATACAACGAGGAGTATTGTAAGGTATGTCCTTATCCTTGGGGTAAACTAAATACTAAGACGTATGGTATGCGAACAGGTGAGTTAGTTACGTTTACTTCTGGTGCAGGTATGGGTAAGTCTTCTATCATGCGAGAACTTATGCATCATATACTAAACAATACAGAAGATAACATAGGTATCTTAGCATTAGAAGAAGGAATAAAGAATACTGCTTTTAATATTATGTCAGTAGAAGCTGATGCTAGGTTGTATATCAAAGAGATACGAGAAAAATATAGTAAGGAACAACTACAAGAATGGCAGAATAAAACCATAGGTTCAGGTAGATTCTTTGCCTTTGATCACTTTGGTTCTATTGATAATGACGAGATACTTTCTAGAGTTAGGTTCATGGCTCAAGCATTGGAGTGTCAATGGATATTTATAGATCATCTATCTATACTAGTATCAGGACAAGAGGATGGTGATGAAAGAAAATCTATTGATGTTCTTATGACTAAGCTACGTTCTATTGTAGAGCAGACAAACATAGGTATGTTACTGGTGTCACATCTACGTAGACCTACAGGAGATAGAGGGCATGAGGATGGTAAGGAAGTTACCTTATCACATCTACGTGGCTCTGCTTCTATAGCACATCTATCTGATAGTGTGATTGCTTTAGAAAGAAACCAACAAGATACTGACGAAGTTCTTTCTAACACTACTACCATACGTATTCTAAAGAATAGATATACAGGAGATACAGGAATAGCTACACATTTATTCTACGATAAAGATACAGGTAGAATGAAAGAGATTGACAATCCCTACGAAGTAGAGAATAATACAGGACAAGAAGAGGAGATACCATTTTGAGTATTATAGATATAACAGAATCAGCTAACGACCATCTCTCTAATATTGTTAGAGAAAATAAAGTTGCAGGTGTATCACTAGGAGTTAAGGGTGGTGGATGTGCAGGGTTCAGTTATGAATGGGAGTTACTAGAAACAATACCTGATGAATTTAATACAGAAGATAAATTAGATTTAAAAGAAGGACAGTTATGTATTCAACCAGAAGCTGTTATGTATATTTTTAATTCTATTTTAGATTATAATAAAGATATAGCAGGTTCATATTTAAAATTTAAAAACCCTAATGCTACAGCACAATGTGGTTGTGGAGAAAGTTTTGGAGTGTAACAATGTCAGAATATATAGAGCATATGAAAAACATTTCCTTTATGGAAGGTGCATTAGTTGTAGATAATCATGATGAATCTATTATAGGATATACAGAAATTAAAAATGTTGGTTATGTATATGTATATTCTACAATGAAGATCATAGATGAATTAATAGATAATGAGGGTATGGTAGAGGAAGAAGCATGGGAATATTTTACAGTTAATATTGAAGGTTCCTATGTAGGAGAGCGTGGTCCTTTATTTATACATGATGAAAAAGAATTTACATATTATAATATAGAAGAAGATATAAATCAAATGACTTTACCTTTAGTAGATGACATGTGGGTGCATCATTGTTATGAAGAGGGAACACATGAAGTAGAAAAAGGAAAAGCATGTAACTGGTGTGGGGAGATTGAAGAAGGTGAAAGCAGTAATTGATATAGAAACAGATGGATTTAATGCATCAAAGATACATTGCATTATAGCGAAAGATATAGATACAGGGAAAGTATATCCTTTTGCACCTGACATGATACATGGATTTAGATGTTGGTCTGTAGGGGTAGAACAATTTATTATGCATAATGGATTATCTTTTGATGCACCTATAATGAATAAAATATTAGGAACAGATATACAACCTAGTAGAATTGTAGATACATTGATACTATCACAATTGTTTAATCCCATACGTGAAGATGGTCATAGCCTAGATGCATGGGGTAACAGATTAAATATGCCTAAAGGAGAAATAGAAAGTTACGATACTTATACTGAGGATATGTTAGATTATTGTAAGCAGGATGTGAATATAACACACAAGTTATATAATAAACTAAAAGAAGAAGGAAAAGGTTTTTCTTCCTCGTCAGTAAACTTAGAACATCAAGTGCGAGTGATTTTAAATCAACAAGAAAAGAATGGGTTTGCATTAGATGTTCGTAAAGCTATGTCTTTATATAATAAATTACGAGATGAAACACAGGACTTAGAGAAGTGGAGTAAAATATATTTTGATCCTACAAGGGTAGATCTAAAAACAAAAACAAAATACATACCATTTAATATTGGTTCCAGACAACAGATAGCTGAGAGACTACAGGAATTAGGATGGAAACCTAAAAAGTTTACAGATAAATCTAATGTAATTGTGAACGAAGAAGTATTAGACAGTATAGATATGCCTGAAGCAAAGAAGTTTTCTAGATATTTGCTATTACAAAAAAGAATAGCACAAATAAAATCTTGGATAGAAGCATGTGATGATAGTGATGGTAGGGTGCATGGAAAAGTATTGACTCTTAAGACAATCACAGGTCGTATGGCACATCACAGTCCTAATATGGCTCAGATACCTGCAGTTCGTTCTCCTTATGGTAAGGAGTGTAGAGAATGTTGGACAGTAGATAATCCCTACACTCATTCTATTGTAGGAACAGATGCTAGTGGATTAGAACTACGTTGTTTAGCACATCTTATGAATGATCCTACCTTTACAGATGTATTACTGACAGGAGATATACATACAGCTAATATGAATATGGCAGGGTTACAGAATAGAGACCAGGCAAAGACCTTTATCTATGCCTTCATGTATGGTGCAGGTGCTGCCAAGATAGGCAAGATAGTAGGTAAAGGTGCGAAAGAAGGACAGATTCTTATTAATAAGTTCTTATCTAATATGCCAGCTTTGAAACGTGTAAGAGATAGTGTAACTAAGTCTGCTACCAGAGGTATTATAAGAGGTATTGATGGTAGAAAATTACATGTTCGTTCTCCTCACAGTGCATTGAATACTTTAATACAAGGTGCAGGTGCAGTTGTGTGTAAGGTATGGCTTATTAATATGATTAAGCGTATCCATAGAACAGGAGTGGATGCGAAGTTAATTGCATCTATACATGACGAGTATCAGTTTGAAGTATTAAAAACAGATGTAAGAAAGTTTGGTCAGATTACTAAAGATGCAATGAAAGATACTGAGATACAATTACAAATGAAGTGTCCATTAGATAATGACTGGAAGGAAGGAACAACATGGGCAGAGACACATTAGTAAAAGAGTTTAAGGGTAGACCTGATCACCAACAATATATTAAACGTGGTATACAGGCAGAAAATATCTTTGTTGATGAAGCAGTTAGAAGAGGGTATAGAATACGAGTTGCTTCACCACAACAAAATATAAGTGACCATATTGATTTATTATTAACTAATAAAAAAGGAGAGGAAATAACTGTAGACATAAAAGCAAGAAGAACAGGTGTAGATAAATCCAAAGGATTTGATGACACTTGGGCTGTAATAGAATTTAAAAATACTATGGGTGATGCAGGATGGTTATACAGTAATGCTAATTACATAGTATTTGAACGTGCAAAAGATTATGTATTTGTTTGTTCAGGAGAGTTACGAGAGCTGTGTCATAAAGTTGTAGATGTAACAGCACGAGTAAAAAGTTTTCGTGATGCTAACTATAAGGTATGGGGTAGATCATATCAAAATAAAAAGGATTTAATATCACGAATTGAAATGAGTAAAATACTTAATTTAAAAAATACATTCACATGGAATAAAAGTGTTGACATTGTGAGTGATATATGCGATAATAACTTTTTTAATAACAACTTAGTAAAGGAAAATAATATGAGTGTATTAACTGGAATAGCACATTGGGCTTCAATCACAAATCCCAATACAAC